GTTCAGCGTGTCCAATGCCGAAAGCATGTCCTTGCCGTTGGTGACCATCTTGTCGTTGTACGACATCGTGCTATCCACGGCCTGCAGAACAGAGTTCACATCGCGCTGATACTGAGCATAGCTTCCGCTGGCCGTCATCGATATGCTCAGAAAAGCTTGTGATGCCGACTGCAGCTTGCCCTGTGCTACCGAGTCACCCGCTGCAGAGCGCGCCGCGATGTCGTCAAAGTAGCGCTTCGCATCCGTGTATTTCGCCACCGGGTTAGACAGCGAATTATCGGCCACCACCGAGCGCCGAAATTCCTGCATCGTCACATTGAACTGCTGCAGATTTTTGATTGAGCCTACTACCTCATCGCGTGAAGAAATAACGCTGTCATAAGACTGACGCAGCTTATCGATGCCGTCCTTCATGCTCGTTAAAAACGCAGAGAACGAATTCGCTGCATCCAAAATCTGTACCTTTGAATCCGCAGAGATTCCGCTGTTCATCGCCGCGCGCACATAGGCCGCAATCTCGTTGGCTGTAGTCTGGTTAGAGATCACTGCATCCAGTGCCGTACCGGAAAACTTCGTCTTAGCATCCGCATACGTGTTCGCCAGCTGATTCGCACCCGTGGTGTAAAACTTGGTGAATTGCTGCAATCCGGTCAGCAGCTTATCCAGCCCGCCCGCTGCGCGACTCAGTTCATCCGTCATTTGAAACGAGCTATTGGTGATCTTAGTCTGCACGCCGCCCATGCGGTTAAATGCCGTTATCACCGCTTCGTTCTGTGCCACCACGCGAATCACTGTCTGCGCCATGCCCTCGCCAGCAACGTTATATTTCACCATCTCGGGGAAGAGCGTCCGCGCCATCGTGTCCGAAGTCTTAGAGATCACATTCATGATCGCCGTCTGCTGTTCCGTCACCGACAGATTCATCAGGCTCAAGTCGCCGATGTTCACATTCATCGCGTTCATCGTCGCGTCGAAGTTCGCGGCATCCTTACCCATTGCGCCTGCAGCAGTCTTGAATGTAGTCGCCATGCCGCTGAAAATATTCGCAAAGGCCACGTTCACATCCGAACCCACGGACTGCTGCCTGCGCCACGCATCCGTGCTGTTGTAAAGACCAAACATGCTGGAGCTTGTATCTACACCCGACACATATTGGCTGATCGAGCCGCCACCGGACCGGAATTGCCCCAGCGTGCCGGAGATATTCAAGCCCTTATCCGAGATTGTGCGATCCGTCTTTGATGTAGCCCCACCCAGCGCGCCCAGCACGCCGCCAATCGCTGTCCCCCACGGGCCGAAGTAACTGCCGATTGCGGCCCCCGCCGCAGCGCCAGCAGCGATTCCTGTATCCTTCAATGCCGGATTACTCATCTGCCCTGGCACAATGCCCATGTTTGCCGAGAACGAACCGCCCATCGACTTCACGGCTACCGTTAAAAAGTCCTTCATCGAAGCATCTACCGACTTCAATGAATCTGCCATACTCATCGTCACCGGCGTTGCATCCATCGAAGCCTTCGCGATCACATCAATTCCACTCGCAATCGAGGCAGACTTCGCGTTGTAGTCGCCCAGCACCGTGCCAGTGCCCTGCAAGCTTTGGCGCTGCTGTGCCGACATCACCGTTTGATGCTCGCCCAGGTATGAGACCGCGACAGCAGCTACAGCGAGGTACATCGAGCCTTTTTCGGCAGAGGTCATCGTGTCGCCCTTGCCGAGCGTACCCCTACTCACCAAGTTGTCTAACGAGCCTTTAATCGACTTTTCGATGATCGATGTTTTGATCATGTTTGAAAATGAATCGGCAAAGTTCTGTGCGAACGGCTTGCCGTTTTCAAATCCGCGCATGATGCTATCGGTCAGTGACTGGGAAAGATTGGCGCTCATCACGCCATCCAATTTTGCAGACTCCTCCAGCATCGGCTTCTTCGACTCCGCGTCCCGTATTTTTCCGAGCGCGGTAATTTTTTGATTGATGATGAACAGTTCGGCTTCTTTACCAGCAATGCCATCCAACCGCGCTGCCTCGACGCCCTGAATGCCGATCTGCTCGTTGTAGTGCGCTTCGGTTAATGCGGCAATTTGCTCGGTAGACTTCCCGATTAGGCTATTTGAATATTCCAAGGCGCTGGCTTTATCGATCAACGCGACAGCTTCGCTACCCAGCGTAGTCATGTATTGCTGGGAAACTTTCTCGTAATCTTCAAGCGCTTTTTTATCCGCCTCAGATTGCTTCAGCGCTGTCTCCGCAACGACACTGCGCTCCAGCATCGCTTTTCTTTTCCCATACTCGGCAGCAGATAGCGCAATGAGACTGTTTTTTTGCTCCTCGTTTAACTTGAGCAATGCCTTGTAAGACTCGCCCAGTTTTTCGCCGGATGCGGCCTCAATATTCATGACAATGATCTTGGCATCCTCGGCGGCTTGCCATTGGGCGAGCTGCTTAGCGGCGCTATCTTGTCCATTTCTATCTTTGAGACCGGCGGCTAAATCCCTTGCCTCTTTTCCATCCTGAGCCAGTTTAGGTGGTTCAGTTTTTATGGCTGCAGTTGCCGGATGCAGAATTTTATTATTAAAGGCATCCATTTTTGCAATGGCGGTATCGAACTCTTCGCCCATTTGCTTTCCAATTTCACGGGCGCCCTTATAGTCTCCATTTGCAAAAGCAGTGAGTTGAGCTGCAGCCCCTCCAATTGCATTTCCCATCTGGATAAATACAAATCCGGCAGAGCTAACAGCGACTACCGTTTGTCCAACCATGCTGGCCACACCGCTTCCGGCAACATCAAGCGCCTTACTTTCTTTAGTAAGCTCAGAATATGCATCAATGGTAGTCAGCAGTGATGGTAAAAGCTTATTGGTAAGACCCATCGCCACTCCCTCGGAGCGGGATTTCAAAACGGCGAGCTGGTCGTTAAATTCTTTGGCTTGTAAAGCCGACTCGGTGTTGACGTTGGAGTGTTTTTTCCCTTGCTCGATGTAGTCACGCATCGAGCTTGAGCCTTGGCTCATGAACTCGATCAAGTCTGGCCCGGCAGACTTACCAAATACCTTCATTGCCAGATTTGTTTTTTCTACTCCATCCGGCATGGCGGCAAAAATATCCGCCATCTGCACCATCGCATCGATGGAATTAGTCGCGGTGACTCCGTGCTTGGCAAAGACTTCTTTATTTTCGGTGAGGGTGACGCTGAGTTTTTTAGCAGCTTGCGCGACCATATCCAGAGACGTGCCGTTTTGCTCGGCGGCAAATTTCAGCCCAGATAAATCTTCGACAGTATTACCGGTTTGACGGGATAGCTTGGCGAGTTCGTCAGCAGCATTGATGTTGTGCTGAATAAACGCGATTATACCGACCGCGCTAAGCGTAATACCCAGCGTGCCGGCCATACTCTCGACACCAGATAGACCGCGACGCACAGACTCAAACGCAGGCCCGGTCTGATCGACCGCGCTGAGTACAAATCTGGTATTGTTATCGCCCATCTTGTGACGCCCCTTTATCCGGCTCCGCTTTGTTCAAAATTTCCAGTGCCGCAGATTCCATTGCCATCAGCTGATCGAGTAACTTGGCGCAGTGTTTCTTTTTAATTCCGCGCAGTTCCATTTGCACTTTGATCGCCTGGTCATCCAGCCGTAGATAAGAGCCGCTCATTTCAGAAATTAACCAGCGCCGATTGAGGTTCAGGAATAAATTTAACGCTTTTAGGTTTTCTTCAAATACGCCAAACGATTCGGCTTCGATCAAATATTCTGGTAGGTCTTCTTCGGTAATACCTACCTCACGCAAGGCAGCGGCCTGTTTACTACGGTGTCGATTCGTTGCCGCCCAGTGCCGGGCGGCATCTGCTAGTTTTTTGCTTTTTCGCCACTCAGTGATGCGTAGTAGGCCAGCACGATGGCCTTTTCGATACCACCGACAGCGCGTAATTCAGCTGCGTCCGCTACGCTCACATCACCATAAACGCCAGATTCGTCTTTGGCTTTAATGCCCGCCAAGATTTCATCTACTAGCCCCGCATCAGTCTTTGGGCGAGATTCATTTTCTTGATCGAGCAGCTTGCGGATACGCTCACTTTCGAGCCGTTTAAATTCAGCGTCAAATTTGATCAGTGCAACTTGCCCACCGTTGGCGGGAACCGCTGCTTTGACAGGCCATGTATACGTTGGTGTTAGGTCTTTCAGTAAGTGGAACATTAGATGGTTGCCTCGCTATTGATGATGGTGACGATGATGTCTGTACCGCCGACGCTGTTGTCCGCCTGAAAGTCATTAGACTGAATGATTCCCTTGGCGCTGGGGATGCCGACACCGATATCTCCGTAGTATTTGACGTTCGGGAATTTGAACATCACTGAACCGCTACCATCCGATGCGCCAAAGAATGCGCGCAAGCTGGAGGCAGTTTCGTTGATGACTTTATTGATCATCGTGGCATCTTGGAACAGTGTACTAATTTTTCCAGAAGCATCGCCCATGCCTTCACGCAACGATGAAATCGTACGGCCGCTGAGTGGGCGTACTGGATCAAGCTCGTTCTTAATATCAAAGCTAAACGCGGTTACATCTGCCGCCGCACCGCCCTCCATCAGCAATACTTCGTGATGCGCGAATGGAACATGCGCCACGCTAGTTGGTGTACCAGAGGCAACACCAGCCGGTGGCGTAGAAGATTGCCCCACAATATTTACCGTACCGGTAACTAGCCCGCTATTGCTGACGTTGCATGCAAGTGATTCAATTTTCAGGCCATCAAACCCCTGGTATTGAGCAATATCTGCATAGGCAATCTCAGCACCAAAACCTACAGGTAAGGCACCACGGCTGATCACGTGCTTGTAGGCTGCTGCACCGACGGTTGGAATTGCCGATGCGCCTGTTACTGCTCCGGTGACTAAGATAGAAAGTGCATGGCCTACCGTACCGGATTGCAGTGTGAATTCTCCGCCTGCTGAAACATCGACTGCTGCACCCGCTGTATCGCCGTTCGCCGTCCAGATCAATGTTGTTCCCGTCTTGGTCAGCAAGCCTGCTCCGGCTGGTGTGGCGGTTTCGGCATAGAGCGCAATGACGTTGACGAGTCCGGCAGCCAGCGATACCAGCTTCACCGCGACCGGTGCGGCGGGGACGCCGATGGCATGCTTCATCAGTTTTCCAATGCCCAGCAGCGGCATTTCAAACGGGATAGATCCGCCCACGGTAATATTTCCACCGCGTGAAGAGGCGATACCGCGAGCGGAGCTGAGCGCCTTCGAAGTCAATTTTTCAACGGTTCCTTTCAGGCCGACTCCTTCTGTAGCGGCCTTGATCTTTTGCATCGCCGGTGTAACTGGACGAACGCCATAAGTGACTTCATCCCAAATGGCGATACTTGCTTGCGAGCCTGATCCTTGCATGGTAATTACTCCTTGATCTCAGTTGATTGGGGAGCGGACGCAGATGCTTTAGCGCCGCGCAGTGCAGACGTTTGCACGGGAACTTCTTCTTCAAAACCAAACTCGGTAACACGCTCCGGCAACAAGGCTTGCGCGGCAAGTTCATCGCTGATTGGCTCAAAAACTCCACGCTTGAAAGTGATATCTCCCAGTTCGACTTCTTCTGGCCCGTGCATGTAGCGAATCGATTTCATAGTGCGACCTCCGGTGCGTTGCTATTAGTTGAGTAGGTTGCGGAAAACATCATGATTATTTCCCCGCAAGGTTTTTCCATTTCTTCGTTCATCGTCGTATTGATCGAGGTGAGCCACACTCCCTCGCGCACCAGCCCGCCCAGCGTCAGATTGGCAGAAATCGCGACTTCGACTTCTTTGCAGATCGCGTCTAATTCGTCGTCTAGCGCCACACCGTTCTTTGCCAGCCCCTTGACTACAAGCAGCAACTCACGGCTCAGGCGCGGAGTCTTGCCGACTGTCTGGCGAGCAATATTCGGCTCGTCATCGCAATACACCAGCAGACAAGGCAATTCATCGTCGTCTGCTGGGCGCAGGCGGCTCTTAAACACTTTTGCGCCAGTTGTTGCTAATCCAGTCAGCGCGGCAGCAGCAGCGGTGCGAAGCTGGGTGCGGACGTGGCTCATATCAGGTCAAGCTCCAATATTCTGAAACCATTGCTATCCGCCTTATGGACAACGCTCACCTTGTAAGAATTCCCGTTCACCACCAGCGTTTTTCCTCGCGGAGTCGCGCCGGCATCAACAGCAGGTAAGTCGAATATCGGCTTATCACATAGCATGCCAAGCGTTGTGGCCGGGTCTGAAACAAACTTGCCAACAACTGCTACGCCGTCCAGCGTGGCCGAATCACCGAGCCTCGCTAGCGCGGCAGCATTAGTGCGTTGCTGTAGGGTGGCAAAGCTCATGGATTAAGGCGCGATGATGCCGGCAATGCGCAACTCAGCAAGCAACGTGTTGAACTTTGCTTTTGTTGCGTTAGCCAGCGCTTCAGCGGAAGCCAAGTCGATGGCATCAACAGTGGCGATGTCTGCAATCGCGGCCTGAGCTCCCTCCAGCATCGCAGCCACGCCTTCATTCAACACAACTTGCGCAGTTGTTTCCGCATTGACTTTAGCTAGCTCAAGAGCCCCGATCAGAATGCCGACCGTGCTATCGGTGTCCACACGCTTGTTGATATTGTCCCAATAGACCTTTGCACCTTGCGCGCCGGTTGCGGTAGAAAGAGCCGTCAGCAAAAAGATGCCTGAGCGGGCAAATGGGCCTGTCTCACCATTGGCCAGATCGCCAACAGATACACCAAAGATTGCACCAACTTGAGCGCCCTCCCCGGACCTGACCGCATAAGGTGCGGCCAGATTGAGTACATCGCCTTCACCGATGTAATTTGCCGCCATACCAACTCCGACAAATCCCAGCGATGCACTGGAACCAATATCCATACCCATCGCCGAGGCGATGCCTGTAAATGCCAGCCCAGCCAATACGGTAACTGCGAATACGATTGCTTGTTTCAATTTCATGTTGTTCTCCTTGAAGCTGATTTAATTTCAGTTGGGCGGCATATAAAGCCCGCCCATTCGTGATTAGCCGTTACGCTGCATCGTGCGGTGATCCAGCGCCTTAACACCCGCATCCAAGCGCACCTTGAATTCAACGCCGTCGATGTCCCAGCCACCTTGCTGCTCAAGTGTTGGCGTCTGGTTTCCGTCGAGGTAGCTGACTTCGATTGTGTCGTTGGTTGCAGCCTTTGCTGTGCCATACCATTTAGTGCTGGAGTCGTTATCCAAACGCGCATCGGAGATAACCTCAAACAAACCGCGCATGCTGTTTGGTGTAGTGTTATCGCGATTGCTGATCTTGTTAGTTGTATCCAGCGTGCCAACTTCGAACTCTGAATTTGCCACCACACGAGCAGCACCTTCGAGCGCAACCGGAGTGAGGATGTAGCCGAGGCGAATATTCAAAGCAGATTCCTTGCCAACTTTTTGCTTTGCCATTGCCACGCGCATCGCATCCGTGCTGGCAGTGCTCAATGCGGCAGCGGCCTGCAAGTTTCCGTGTGTGGCGTGAAATAGCGCAACGCCATCAGCCATGTTCGGATTGCTGGTCAAAATCGCATACACCAGATCGCCAACTGTGCGGATCGCGGCGCGCCCCATACGGTTTGGAATTTTGCTGAACGCATCTAGGTCATCATTGATGATGGCATGGCGGGTCAACATAAATTTCTTACCGTAGGTGGCCAGCTGTACGCTCTCGCCGCGTTCACCAATATTTGCGTATCGATACTCGGCACCATCAGCCACCTTTTCCAGCGATGGGAAGGTATTGAGATCGAGACGCTTGCCAACCTTGAAGTCGCTCAAAGTGCCGGGATTCGTCCACAACTGGAATGTTTCTTCAGCTTCTTCATAGCCCTTCATCATGGCCTTTTCGGCGATGTTAGAGAGCAGCAACGGGAAGTCGGCAGTTGATGTAAATGCGGCGGCAACGATAGCCATCTTGTCTTTGCCGCGAACATCAACACCAGTCTGAGCCAGTGCTTCGCGTGCAAAATCCATCAGCGAATAACCGCGATAGTTATTTGCGCGGTCATCTTTTTGCATGCCAGCGCGAGCCAGCAGAGAAGCCATTGCGCCTGCACGGAAATTGTCGCGAGTGTCAGTCAACATAACCGCATAGCTGCCTGCAATCGGCGCAGAGCCGTTACCCAGATGAGCCAACAGCTTTGTGTTCGCCGCTTGTACAGTGCAGGTATGATCGTTTTCGCATGCAGCGAGCAGTTCTGTTGTACCTGCTACACCGCCGAACTTGGCGAAGGCGGCTTTGATTTCAGTACGGCGCTGGGCTTCAGCTTGAATGCCAGCAGCAGTGGCGGCGGCTTGAACATCGGCCTGACTTACAACTACAGGTGCGGCAGTTGCGGGGGTTGCAGCAGCTTGTGCGCCTGCCGCCGTTTGGTTTGCTCCGGGCATTTCGGTCTCCTTGGAGGTTGGTGCGGCGGCTGCCGCGATTACCTCACCGGAAACACCCGGCAAGGACTTGAACCGCGCGGCTAGGGCCGTGCGGTCAAAACTGGCGGCCACTGGTATGGCC